TCCTCAGGCTTCAACCCGCTCGCTTCGGTATACTTCGTCGTTGCCTGGTCCCAGCTGTCCGCTTTGAACGCCGCATCCGCCGCCGCATCCCGCCGATCAATCGCCGCCGCCCATCCCGCCGCCCGCGCCGCGCTCAATTCTTCCTCTGTTGCCTCGCCGCGCCCGTATTTAATTGCCGTATCAACGGCGTGGATACTTCTTTGGTCGGTCATCATACTACGCAAAGTGTTGGCTATTTCAGCCGCGATCCGCACTACCGTTTTGCGGTCAATACCGCTGCGTTGTAGAAGGCAGCACATCCAGTCTGCGCGTTCGCATTCGCGCCAAGATTCCTCAAATGTGCGCTCGCCAACCCATTCGCGGGCTTCCGAACAATCATTTATGATTAACTGACATTGTTGATAAGTCATTGTTTAATGAAATTTTGCGGGGCATTGCCCCTTTTTAAACGGATAGATTGGTTTTTGGGGCTTACCTATCAATTACCCCAAGATTTTATCGCCTCTTTAATAGGGGCGAATCCATCTTGGTTAGCAAGGTTATTGACAGACGCAGCATAAAGGCTATTGAATCTTGGAAAATCGCCTGTGTCAAAAGATTGTTCCCTCATAAAAGAGAATATGGCATTATCCAATTTTTCGTAAAAATATTCCGGCTGCCCATCGTTCCAAATCAATTCAAAGCACACGCACCCATTCATGTAGATGTTTCCCAGCGAAAAATAACCGGGTTCACCTTCTATAATAAAAATAGCCGATGGGATTATATTGGATATGGTTCTAAGTTCAGGGGAAAAACTGTGATCCGTTTCCTTGCGAAATCTAAGCGGGGCTATCCCGCCGCGATTGATACATACGGCTGCAATTGGCCGTGTGCCACACGGAAGCGGTATATAACCGTGTGTTATCGTGTCTCCGCTAATTGTACAGGCGATAAAACAACCGACGCCCGCTAAGCATTCTTGTGCTAATTTGATGCTCATAGTAAAGTGTGTTTGATATTACAAATCGAAATTGATACAGCACGGTTTTTTGGGGCTTACCTATCAGGCGTATGCCTTTTCCTCTACCTCAAACCGGGACAGTTGGTAATCCTCATACGCAGCCGCGTCTGTGTCCGCTTGCAGTTCTAAGTACGCGGACCAAATTTGTTCTGTATAATATTTACGGACTTGGTCAGTAACGACAAGGCCTTTCCAAGTGGCGGTCACGATCTGAAAAAAATCTTCGTCTTGGTCGCCGCCGTAACCAATGTCTTCGCCCTCGAAGAACCACGCGGTTACAAGGACGGGGACGAACGCGCCCGCTTGGTCTATGTTGGCGTTAATTTCTACTGTTTTTAAAATTGCGCTCATGCTGTTTGACTGTTTAATCGTGAATTGTGACACAAAGATAGTATCATTGTATTTCAAAAGTCAAGTTTTTTGCAAAGTATTTTTTTATTTTTTTAATTGCGAATTGTAAGTAGTTGTATTACAATGTGTTACAAAATTGTAGGCCGGAGCGTGGTTATTACGATAAAAAATATTTGAAAATATTTCGGGAAATGCTTGACTTTTGAGTTTCAACACCATTACCTTTGCGTCACAATTCAATTAGATATATGGCTAAACATTCTTTTTCAATAAGGCTTGAGCCGGACTATGTTCGGGTACTTGAAGCCGCCGCCGCCGCCCGTGCTGAAAAACTGGGCCTTAGCGGATACAGCGCAAGCGTGGGCGCATTTGTCCGTGCTGCCTTACCGCTGGGCGTGGCGGTACAATCAATGAGCGACGGTATTCCCGTCCCGGTGGAACAACAGGCTGCCGTTTTTACAAGCCCATTTTTGCGCGGCGCTGCCAAGGCTGCGCACGCTATATTTGAAAACCCGGCGGTCGTGCAGGCCGGGACAAACCCAAATTGAAAAGATGCTACAATACGTCGTTACTAACTTGGACGCTCGGGACGCTTTATGCATAGACAACAACGAGGCGTTTTACCTTTTTGCCGTACATTTTTTTGAGCGTGACCGAGACGGCGGATTTTGCACCGTTTACGGATCTACGATGGCCAAAATCGTGGGCGTGAACGAGAAAAGTATTCGCAACATTAAAAGGCGGATGGAGGAACGCGGCTTTATCTCCGTGCGCAAAGCGGACGGAGCGGCAAGGGTAACCGACAGTTATAGGGACGTTTGCAACGCATCTAAGGTACATTTGTCCGAGTATTTCAGGGCGAAATCTGGGCAAGACAACGAGGAAATGCCGGGCGAAATGGAATCTAAAGAGGCGGTAAAAATTACCGCCCCCCCCGGTAAAGATTACCGCCCCCCCCCGGCAAAATTTACCGCCCCCCCCCGGCAAAATTTACCGGGAGTAATAAAGAGTACAGTAATTAAAGAAGATAATTTATTTTATAATGAAGTGTGTACAGCACACACGACAGAAAAAAATGAATTTGAAATTTTTGAAAATGGGGCTGGCAATGAGGGTAAAAAGGTTAGTTCACTAGTTTGCCTCTTTCGGGAGAGCAACTACTTTAAAGGGGGCGCGGCGGGCCGAAAATCTTTTGAGGCGGATTTAAAGGCGGCGGGTTGCCCTGAAGAGACGGACTTCGACTACTACTATAATAGGGTGTTGGGTTGGTCAGATGATAAGGGGGCAAAATCGGCTAATTGGGGGGTTAAGGCTGCACAATTTGTAATCGGGGACAGGCAAAACGGAAAAATGATAACCAAGGCCGCGACGCATGAAGCGGCGGCACCAAAATACAAAATAAAGGAGACAAGATTTTAACATGGAAGAGACTGCACAACGCGCCGCCAAAACATTGGAAGAGCTACGGCAAGCCTTTCTCAACTGGAAGGAAAGGCATCGCCCGGCCCCGGTGATGACCGTTGCCGAAACAGAGGCGCAACGGCGGTATTTTGAGGCCGTAAACAACCCCGCCGCAACGGTTTGGCCCGTCCCGGTTGACCTGTTTAAGGCGAACGTTTGGGGCTGGCTGCAAACGCAGGGCTTTACGGCCGAAAGTGTGGAGCCTTCCAAGGCCGCGCTAAGCGCCTTGTGCGCCTACTTCTCAGGAAGTGAGGGGGAATTGTCATTGGATAAGGGGATATTTCTGTACGGCGGCTGTGGCGTGGGCAAAACAACAATTATGCGGGCAATGCAAAAGGCCCGCGCAATGTTTCGCCGACCGCTGGCAATGACTAACCTTCCGGTCTATTGTTCCGAGGTGTTGGCGGGGGATGCTGACCCCCTTACCGCCTTGACTGCAAAAGAGCGCATTTATGATGACGCCGGGGCGGAAACGGCAAAAATTATGCAGTACGGGAACGCCCGGCACATATTCCCGGAACTAATAATGATCGGATACGAAAGGCTTAAGCGTGACGGCATTATGATGCACCTCACCACCAACCTAGCCCCGTCCGAGATAATTACCCGCACGGGAGTAGATGAGCGGGTGCGGTCACGGTTGAACGAAATGTTCAATATCGTTTTGCTGGACGGGGTTGATAATCGGGGTTAAGTTAGCTGTTTGATATTTCAATAGGGGCCGGGTTTTACGGCTCGGCCCCCTCTAAAACGGTTTTTTTTTTGACAACACATACTTTGAGGCGTCGGCGGCGCGGGAATGTGCCGCCGACAATTTTTCAAACTTTAACTTTTTTACCATGACGTACAGAGAACATTTTGAGCGGGCGAAAGCCGAGGGACACGAATGGGCCGAGGCTGCAATTAGGAATACCTGTGAGGAATTAATAGATGGAACCCCGAAATTCACGAGCGAGCTATGTTATTTAATTAACTCCGCATTTATCTGGTTTGAAAGCCCAGAGGGGCAAAAATACTGGGAGGGTATTAGCAAGTCTCTCAAAGATAGCGCGCATGAAGCACAGGCAATGGCGCGATAAGCGGGGGCGCTTGTTCAAACGACACTTTTCATGAGATTTATACGAGGGAGGCCCCTGCGAAAGAGCGGGGGCAATTTTAAAAAACAGTCACGCGTAGGCCCACCGGAAAAGGGCTTTTCTATTGCGGAGAGAGCGGGTTATACGGGTTCGATTCCCGTCGGTGTGAAGGCATAAGGAAAACCCCCGCCCAAAGCAGGTTCGATTCCTGCCGCGTGACCGGAAAAAAGGATTTGTTTGTTTGTCGCTGCCTTGGTAGCAATTACGAAGGGGCAAACCATGAAGGTTGATTCGGACGGCCCTTCGAAAAAGTTTGAGGGGCCGTTTTTTCTGAAACTTTAACCGCCCAATGGGCACATCTCAATATAACATGGCAGATTTTGAAACTTCATCGGAGAAAATTCTAGAGCAGGAAATTTTACGCTGCGAAATCATTGACGTAAAGGGCAACCCACATACGATTTACGGCAGCGTCAAAGTGAATTACCAAAAGCAAAACGGCAGCCTGATTTTGAAGCCGCTGCCGCTTGAGGTAATCAAGGCCCCGAACCTGGGCCTCGCAATTCAAAACATGGCGCAAAAGGCAAAGACCGTTATTTCGGACGCCCTTGAAGACGCCTTGGACGAGCGAGACCATGCCAATGGCCAAACGACCATCCATGATATGATCCAAGAACAATGAGTACATACCAGAACGCCTCCGGTGAGGGGCCAATTATCACCGAAATTTTGCAGTTTTTGCAAGGAAACGGGGTTTTTGCGTGGCGCAACTACCACACCGGGCACTTTAATCGGCCTATGGCTGTGCAAAATATACGGGCTTGGGTTGTGGCGCGTAGAGCGGTGATAAGCAGAACCCCGGTGCCACAGATTGAGCAGGGGATACGGGATCAGATTGCTAAGTGCTTTCAGAAGGTAGCCGGAAGCCCGAAAGGGCAGCCGGATATTTTTGGGGTTGTAGATGGTAAGTTTTTGGCCGTGGAGGTCAAAGCCCCCGGCGATAAATTAAGCCCCGAGCAGGAAGCGTTTTTAGCCGCACTTCGGCGCTTTGGCGCAGAGGTTTATGTCGCAACGGACGCGTCAACATTCATTCACCAATTCTCCGCCCGTCGCGGGTGGGGGCAAAAAGCAAAAGTAGCATGACACCAGCACAGGCCCGAGAGGCACACGAATACCTTCTAATAACCCTTCCGCGAATCAAGGAAAACTATGTAAAAAACTACTCCGGTCGTATGTACGGCGGGGTGATGTCCTTCCCAAATGCGGTATCGCGCCGCGAATACACCGCGCTCGAAAACCTGTCCAAAATCGCCGAAAGGCTCACACCTGAATCCTTTGCCGCGCTGCTCAACGGGCAGGGGGTTTGGATTGAGGGGGAGCCTAAGCAAGAAAAAATACTTGGATATAGCGTGCATGAAGCGCAGGCGAGGGAGCGTGATAAGCAGGCGAAATTGGACTGGGAACTATTAGGATAACAATGCAACAACATGGCTATAATAACAAGTGCAGACGCCTATTTCGAGTGGGACTACAATTTTTTGTTAGACCACAGTTTTTTGTTGGGCAATGTTGAAGATAGCCTTAAAGAGCCACAACCGACACAACAACATGAAGAAGAAACAACGCCGCCCGCGTGACCTCCGGGCAAAACGGTGGACGCGGGAGAACCTGGAGTTTTTTTCGAGCAAATTACGCCTCGTTTCCACCGCCGCAATGAAAGTTACATTTAACGTTTACAACCCGAAATGATATGTCAAACACAATTTGGGATACCCTCACGGGACGCTATTACTCACAAAACCCAAGCAATGAGCACACACACAACGGGGCTGCAATTTGCGCAAAGGCGACGGCGCATTATAATGCGCTTAGCGACGAACAAAAAAGGCAGCGGGCCGAACACTCCCGGAAGCCAAACGCGAAAGAAGTCCCCCCGGCGGTTGCCTTCGCCGCCGCCGCAAAAGCCAGCGCAAACAACAACTAACACAAAGCCCCCCTCAAACGTTGCCGACGCCGCGAACGTTTACGCGTTGTTGGAGCGTTTGGGGGTGGCGCTAATCAAAATTATATAGGGACTATGATCAGACCGACAGCCATACCAGCCCCAACCTTTGAAAACCAAACGGGCCTATTCCGGTGCGAGCCTTGCAGCACAAATTTGGTTGCCCCTGTTCGGGAAAACGGCGCAATGCCTTGGCAGCGCACGAAGTTGCCGGACACGCCCTACCAGCTAAAGCCGCTGAAGGATAGCGCCCCGCCGCCAACGCCGGGCGGTTACATGGCGGAGATTGATGAACGGGTGAGGGGCAGCGCAGTACGGGACACCTCACCGCAAAACCGTGAGAGCAAAGTGTTGTGGGCGGGGGTAGTTTTGCTTTCTACTTTTTGCATATACTGTAAAGTTACAGACGGTGCGGTCATCCCAAAAACGGAACAAGAAAGCATTGCCGATTACCAGCGGAGAATGAGGGAGGAAAAGCGGGGCAATAATGAGGAACCCCGCCCAGCCGTCCGCATCCCCGAACTAAAGAACCGGACAAGGGAGGGCCAGCGACCATGACCGGAATACTTGTCTTCCTTGGCTATGTTGCGGCGTTCGTACTTGGTTGGTTTTGCAAGGCGCTTTTTGATTTTGAGTAGTGAAATGATACTTTGAACAGCCCACAAAAAGCCATGTTTTGTTTTACCTCCCTCGGCGCTTAGGTGCCGGGGGAATTTGAAATTAAGCGCAAAAATTCATTCATAACCAGTTTTTCGCCTCGCCCGTTGTAATTCGGGCGGGGCGGCTTTTTTTTGGAAAACGTTTTGGTGACGGGTTTTTGCGGCGGGTACCTTTGCCGCATGAATATCAACGAATTGAAGCCGGACGGCAGGAACTACAACAAGGGCACCGACAAGGGGCGCAAGTTGGTAAAGCGGTCGTTAAAGGAGTTGGGTGCCGGGCGTTCGGTGCTGGTTGACAAGGATGGGAATATCATTGCGGGGAACAAGACGGTTGAGGCAGCCAAGGCGCTGGGATACGACAATATTTTGATAGTGCCCACCGATGGAAAAACCCTTGTCGCGGTGCAACGCACAGACGTTGCCCTCGACAGCGAACAAGGCCGGGCGCTGGCGCTTGCGGACAACGCCGCCGCTGACCTTGCTTGGGATTATGAAACGCTGGCGCATGATTGGGGTAGTGATATGTTGGAGGGGTGGGGGATTAATCCTACCCACCTTAACGGTTTAGACGATTCTTTGCCAAACCCTGTGGGGACTGGTAAGAATAAAGAATGTAAATGTCCAAAATGCGGATTCCAATGGGTAAAAAGATAGCGTTTTTAATTTTTGACGGAGAAAATGCCGGGGCAAAAAGACATAAAGATTCCTCCTTTATGGGCTTAGGTAATGCCGGGGCGATAATCGTGTCTTTAGATATAAAATCTACGATAGGCGTAGATGTTGAACACTGCATCCCTGAAACGGCCAAAAACTTTGACATTGTTCTGGTTTCATTTACGTCTAATTACGATGTAATTGCATTCGCGAGATCGGTTTGCTTACTACCAGAATGGCGACGCGCCAAAAGGATTTTTATTGTTGTTGGTGGCGGCTTTGGGATGCAGAATCCTACACACATTTTAGAATGGCTCGACTTTGCATATTTTGGACGTGCGGAGGATGAAATTGGGTTGATTATAAAAGCCAACTTTGATTACCAATCTGATTCCCTTATGAGAATAAGGGAAAGCGGGCTGCATCCTGTAATTTTTCGGCAGGTTGGAAAAATGCTTCAAATAGATAACATGCGCATAGGATCAAAGGATTTTTCCTTAAAGGAGGAAATGCACGGTTGTCCAAACAAATGCACTTATTGTCATTATACATATGCCCGCAAGCATGAAGGTAGAAAAGATTTTGTAATGGAATTTTCCACTGGGAAAAGTGTTGAATTAGAATGGATGGACCCTTGTTTATACCAAGGCGACAAACCCGATATAATTACCGCTCTTGATGGTATTTCAGAGGCATCGAGATACCTGCACAATAGGAGGTTAAGCGATGAAGTTGTAGAAGACTTTTTTATACAAGTGCTTAGGAAAACAAAGAACAAAGGGATTGATGTTAATTTGTACAACATAGTTGGCATGGAAATGACTGGCCCAGAAGATTGGGAACGGTGGTTAGCAATGTTAGAGCGCGTAAACGAGAAGGATTTTGAGGGAAAGAAAATGCGAATAAAAATGACTAACACGCCTTTCAGACCAAGCCCAATAACGCCACAAGCATACGCCCCAGTTAATTTGGAGTATAAGAAAGAGTTTAGCAGCGAAGCAATGAGAATACTTTACGATGTTGAATACTCTACTCAATGGAATGAAAATAGGGTTATAAAATTCTTCCAAAGAAGCCCATTAGAAAGCGAGGCGTCTTTACTTAGCGACATTTGTGTTGTTAGAGCAGGGGCGAAAAACAGCGAAAAAATATTCAACTTGTTTGCGTTCAATTCAAAGTTTAGAGCAATGCGCAGAGATGAACAGTACCAATTTATCCGAATGAACTACGATATATGGGACTTGACAAGAGCGTATGAAACATCAGAAACGCTGCCTACTTGGTTTTTAGAATCATACATACCTAACGAGGTTATAAAGAAAATAAGGGCTAAAACTAAAGAGAACCTTAGTAAGGCTTGGGATACAAAAACAAAACGATTTATTAACTACGATCCGTATGGCCCTACAACCTTGGATAGTATGGAACCTTACAGCGTTGAATTAGTAGCATAACACAAAAAACAGTGGCCTAACAGTGGCAAAGAAATTAGAACAGCCTCACGGCGGGGTATTAACGCCTTTTGAACCTGGCGAAAGCGGCAACCCCAAAGGCCGTCCCAAAAAAGGCGTTTCCGCGTTCGTTCAGGAAATGAAAGACGCGGGTTTTGAGCCTGCCAGCCCTACTGACATAGTAGAGGCGTTTCAGTTTCTCGTTAGCCTCCCGGCGGACAAAGTGATGGAAATAGCGGGCAACCCTGTGCAGGAATACGCTTTGGGCAATGCCGCAAACAAGTACCCTATTATTGTGCGCCTTGTCGCCGGGCAAATGCTAAGCAAGCGCGGCCAAGAGATGCTAAAGCAGGTTTTGGATAGGACAATGGGACAGGCGGCGCAAAAGGCCGAGGTTGAGCATACTTTCACGAATACGGCCAAATACACCTTACCGGACGGCACGGTTATAGAGATTTGAATACGGAACCCTCGAGAATAGACCTTACCCAAAACGCGAAACAGGCCGCGTTTTTTCATGCTGTTATGGCGGAGGTTTCCGGGCGTGGCGTGGGTAATCGGTACTTTGCATACGGGGGAGCGATACGCGGGGGGAAAACATTTGTCTGCCTGTTCTTGCTTATTTTGTTGGCCAAGCGTTATCCCAAAAGCCGCTGGCATATTATCCGCACAACGGACACCCTTTTAAGGGAAACATCGGTACAGTCGTTCCTAAAATTGGCCCCCTCCGGCGTTACTATTAGATATAGCCCAAAGGTGCGCGCAACATTCCCGAACGGCTCAACAATCAACTTTTTGGCCGAAAACATAAAGGCCGACCCAGACCTAAACAGTTTTTTGGGGTTGGAAACCAACGGGTTTTTGCTTGAGCAGGCAGAAGAGCTTGACCCAAAAACATGGGAAAAGGTAAAGCAGCGCGTCGGTAGTTGGTCTCTCCCCCCTGACCAAATGCCCCCCGGCCTTGTTTTGTCCACCTTCAACCCGAACGACGGGTGGAGCCGCCGGGTGTGGTACGAACCTTTTTTTGAGGGGACATTAAAACCCCCGTATTTTTACTTACCAGCATTGCCCTCAGATAATCCGTTTGTGACCGCTGACCAATGGGCCACATGGTCGGAAATGGACGCCGTTAGCCAAAAGATTTTCATAACGGGGGATTGGGATGCCCGGCGCAATGACAACGCGTTTTATTATGCGTTTTCCCGAACGGCACACGTTCGAGAGGTCGAATTTAACCCGGCCTTGCCAGTACATTTAAGTTTCGACCAAAACGTTTTGCCCTACCTGTCCTTGTCCTGCTGGCAGATGCACCGCGACGGTGACGGGGTGGAGTGGCTGCAATGCTTCGACATTTTCCCGATGCGGCCCCCGACCGCAACAAGTAGCGCGGCGGCGGAGGCATTTTTAGCCAAGTACGGGGATAAGGTGCAGACAATTTTCCTTTACGGCGATGCAAGCGGCAACAAGAGGGATACACGCGGCGTCGGCACAGACTACGAAATTGTTAAGCGGATTTTGCGGCGGCTGCTTAACAACAGGTCGGACAGAACCTTTGCTCAAAACCCCAACATCGTTAAGCGGCGGGAGTGGATTAACGCAATATTCGCAGGCAAGCGGCCAAATAAGCGCATAGTTATAGACCCGAAATGTAAGGAACTTGCAGACGATTTGCACGGCGTCAAAACCGACGCCAACGGGCACAAATTCAAGCAGATCGCCACAGCCGAGGATGGCCAACGATACGAAAAGTTTGGCCACTTTTCCGACACCGCCGACTATATCACAACATCCATTTGGGAGGATGACTTTGCCCGCTACTCCGGCGGGCTTATGCGGATTTCCGGGTAAATTTTGTTTTTTGCCTACCGTTTTGGTGGGAATCTATACACACGCGCACCTTTGCAACGCAATTCAGGGGAAAAGGCAGGCACCATTTTTCACTAAAAATTGCAATAACATGCCAACGTGTGCAAGTGCGGTATTACCCGCAGTTGAATTTAATTTTTGTGACCCCGACGTAAGGTTCGGACAGATAACCGACGTGTTTATCACGCGGGCAGGGACAGGGGATGTTTTTACGGATTGGGAAAGCGCGGTAGAATGGGCGGCGCGGATTGATAATGACGCAGTGATACCGGGTAGCGGTGCCGCGCCAATCCGACAGTTAACCGGGATCGGCGGGCTTGCTGAGGCGACGGTGACGGAAACGGATATTTCCGGGGGGCGTAAAACATCGAGCGTCCCACAACAGACGCTAAACTTCGCGATTGACGAACTGAGCGTTGTCAATATTGCCGCTGCAAGAACCCATCAACAAAGCCCGGCAGCGACCTATAAAATGTGGTTCAAGTCCGGCGGCTTGATGTACGGGAGCGGCAACGGTATTGAAGTCTCCTTAGTGGCAAACCTTGTGATACCGGAAGGCAAAACCGAGGTTTCGAAAATTACCTACAAGTTTCTTTGGGAGGGCTATATCCCCTCGGCAATCGTTTCCCCTATCTAATCAACAACCTAATACCGTGACGGAAGAGCAAGGTTTTCTTAACCTATTCAGAGTGGCTGAGGGCAAACAAAAACACCCGCTTTATAAGCGGACTGTTGAAGTTGCGACCGAATCCCGGGCCTTTGTCACGGGCGAAGGGTTGGATAAGTATTTGCGGCGCGTTGTCCGGCGGGAGGACGATGTACTATTCACGCAACGCAAAGATATTACGCAGCATATTGCAACGTCAGTTTTGGACGCCATCATGTCGGCCTTTCACAAGGCAAACCGTGCGGCAAGAACGCGGGTTTTGGAATATGCTGGCAGTAATGGCGACGAAAGAAAGGCCGCTTTGGAGCGCATTTTTAGCGGGTTTACCGCTGAAATGGGCGTGGATGACTGGGTTAACACGCGGGTTCTGGAATTGAATAAGACCGACCCAAACGCTTGGATAGTGCTTGAGTGGGAGCCGTTTGATTACAAGAGGGAGAATGCGAAGCCGTACCCGTTTGAGGTTTATAGTGAGGATGCGCTAGACTACAAGCGAGACCAACGCGGCGATCTACTTTACCTTATAGCCCGGGCACCGGGCGCGTTTGGCGGGGAGCGGTTAACCCTGTACATGAAAAACGCGTCCTTCTCCTTAGATGAGGTTAAGGTAAAGGGCACACAAGCCCCGCCGCCGGGCACACGAAAAATCGGACAAAAATACTGGCTATTCACGGAGCACCCGCCGCACGGACTTGGATACGTCCCGGCGTTTCGGGTTGGGTACAAGCGCGACCAATTAACAAACGGGCAATCCTACGTTCCCCCTTACCATGCCGCCATGCCGTTGCTCCATAAGCAGTTGATGTCAAATAGTGAGCTTGATCTTACGATTCGGCTTCACGCGCACCCGCTTGTCGTTCGCGTGGGCGAGCCTTGCGACGCACAAGGGTGCTATGGCGGCAAAGTGTACGGCGAAGGCGGGGAGCATGTTTGCGGGACTTGTCAGGGCACCGGGTACAAAAAGCGACCAACGACAACGCAGGAGGAAATCGTGGTTACGCCCGCAAAAACGGGCGATTTACCCGATATAGAGCGGACAATTCTGTACAAAACGCCCCCGGTGGAATTTCTGCAATGGATGGACGGGTATGTTCAACGCCTGACGGAACAGGCCAAACGCGCCGTGTTCAACGCGGAAATTTTCACACAAACACAGGTCGCAAAGACGGCGACCGGAGAGAATTTGGATATGGATGCGGTGTATGATACCCTATACCCGTACATGCTCAAAATTGCACAGGTGTGGAACTTCGTCATTAAGGGGGTGGCCGACATAACTGATAAGTCCGCCGGACTAACAGCAAACATGCTGATACGGCGCGATGGCAGGCTTAAAGGATTTGACGCACTCTTGGAGGATTGGCGCAAGGCAAACGATACGGGGGCCGGGCCGCTGGTGAAACAGCGGATTGAAGCGGACATAGCAAACGCCATGTTCGTGGATGAGCCGGAAAAGTATCACAGATGGGAGACCCGCGAAAGGTACAACCCTTTCTCCGGTCAGTCCGAGGGGCAAATTATGTACTTGCTTGCTTCCGACTTGGTTCCAAAGGAACAAAAGGTTTTGTACTCCAATTTGGGGTACATCTTTGATAATGTCGAAAAGGCAAGGCCAGATTTTTACGCGCTGGCCCGGAAAGATCAAGACGCTTTGGTGCAGGAGGTATTAGCGGCAATACTTGCCGAGCTTGATACCTCACCAGTTTTATGAGTTTTTTGACCGACATTGAAAAGTGGGCGCAAGGCTTTGACAAGTTTGTTGAGCAGAAAACGCGGGAAATAACCGTCGCGCTCAAAGTCACCGAGCGGGAGTTATTGCGGGTAATCTTGCGCGACTTTCTGCCAGTCTTAGAGCCAAATGGCGGCAGGTTGACCGCAACAGCGGTAAACCGGGCAAGGCTTCGGATACTGGATGAGGCGTTGAGGCGCTTTGCCGCCGGGGACTTGCGCGACGCGGTGAAAGTACTTGCAGAGCAGTTGTTAGACGTAGCCGGGCGCAATGCTTCGTACTACCTTTTGGCCGGATTTGATCGGGCGAAGGTTGAAGCGTTGGCAAAAGATACCGGGCTGCTTTTGGATGTTTTGGGCTTGGAGGCTAACGGGCAATTCACAGCGGGCGGGTATCTTGACAGGTTAGCAAGCGGGCAAGAGGTGCGGGAAAAGGTAAAGAATCTGGTTTTGCGCTCGCTTGCACAGGGGATCACACCGAAAGACCTGGCCCGGGACTTCCAAAAGACCGTGGCAGGGGCGCAAGGGATAGACGGGGCACTGGTATCCTATTTCAAGCAGTACGCATTCGACAGTTATAACCAAGTGCGGGAGTTGCAAAACCTGCACATGGCAAACGAGTTGGAGTTGAATTTTTTTGTGTACGCGGGCGGGGTGATAGACAGCACGCGGGCGTTCTGCTTGAAGCGAAATAGAAAGGTGTTTCACCGTGAAGAAACGGAGGATTGGAAGGATGACCCAGATTTAATAAACCCCAAAACAAAAGACAGTTACCGCCCGCTGCTTGATAGGGGCCGCTATAATTGCAGGCACATGATAATGTGGATCAGTAAAGAACGGGCCTTAGAATTAAGACCGGAACTACGCGAAAAATATGCTTAGGAAGGTAACAGTATTTTCACCATCTACCAACATAGAGCGCACGTTTACCTGTGCTCAATGGGCCGCAATGGACGGGGTACCGCCGGGTGACTGGGAGGTTGTGCAAAATACTTGCGCAGATTACCTTGAAAACTTCCACAGCCCATTTGCGTCGTTCACGCCCTTTTTTGGTGCCCCGGGCATAAGTGTAACAGGGGCCGGGCGCTGGTACATGTGGTCGGGTATAGTGACGGCAAACAAGCTAACGATCCCGATTGCGGAATTAGTTTTGCCCTCTAACGAAGCCTCCGTTTTTGTTACGATCAACCGGCAGCGGTACACGCCAAGCCGTCCGGGTTTTACACGGGACTTTGCGGTTAACACGGTAGATAATTCACTCGATTTTGTTGTGGGCGGCGGGTTGCCGTCCCTTAACGGCCTCCGAGGGGAGGTTTCAGTTTGGAAATGAGAAAACTAATTTACACCCTTCTTCTAACTTGCTGCCTTGGCACCGTTGCCGCGCAGGACTGCGATACGCTGTATGGCGGCATCTTGGAATTGCAGATGCAGACGCGCAAGGGCGGGCTACTGTACGGGAACGGGTATTGCATAGATGCAGCGGTTGTAAACGGCGGGCTGGAAATGGTCGGCGGGACATTGTCAGTAGTTGACGGGGACACCGTCGGACAGGTGCTAAGGTGGACGGGTACAACTTGGGAGCCTCGCTTAATTATTTTCCCCGACGCTGTAACGGGCGACACAAGTTACAACGGTATTACCTATGTGCCGGGCAGCCCAAACGCGCACAAGTTAGGCGGCACATTAACGGAAAACACTACCATAAGCGGGGCCAACGCTCGCTCCCTAACTCTTAATAACCTGCTTAGCCTTAGCATAGAGGCCGAACGCACAAGCGGCACAGGTTACACCACAATAGCGGCAGGCAGCACCAATATTGCCGGGTTCGACGTATTTCATGTGAACCCGTACAACACAAACCAACAGGGATATTTACGGGTAAACTATACAACTGGCAATGTTCTACGGTTGCAAAACGCGGCCAATGTGCAGACCGAAGTATTGCAGTACTGGGACGGGGCAAGCCATGTTACGGATATAAGCAGCACGGACGGCGTTGATAACAAGACGCTTAGGGTAACAAAAACCGGAATTTTCGCGCTCGGGATTGCAAAAACCAACGCAGTCTCCGAACCGGGGTTCCTAATGTGGGACACCTTGACGCAGGAGGTGCGCTACCAATCACCGGACATACTGCTACCACTTGGCAATAAGCCGGACAGCACATTTGTGCGGTTGGACGGGGATTATTGGGGAAAAACAATATCAACAGATGTTTACCGAACCGGGAAAGTAGGTATTGGAACCACCGTACCTGTGCAAGATTTACACGTTGCTGGCAAGGTTCGCATAACTGGCAGCGACGGTACCGCCACAACCATCACGGGCCGCGATGCAGAAAACGATATTACAAATGTGACGGTAAGCACAGGGCTACAACTTTCATCGGGGGTGCTTAGCATTGCACCGATTCCGGCCAACCAAGTAGTTTTTGGCAGCGGCGCGGGCATAAATAGTGATACCAGCCTAAAGTACTTTCCAACAACACGAGTTTTCCAACTCAACGACAAAACCATAAACCACAGCATTTTTACCAAGCGCAAGCCGTGGGGCGGTGCTTACTCAAACATCCTTTCGACAATTTGGCGCAACGCCGTACAAGTCGGGGACAGCGCGGGCGCAAGGATTACCAACCGTTTAGCCTTTAATGTAGATGCAAGTTCGCTCCCTGAAATTATCAGCAGCACGGGCGAAATCCGTTTCGATAGCACCATTTTGGGCATAAACGGCAGCCATCCAAGCGGTTTACAAATAGGGATGACGACCCCATCAAACGCCGATGTCATGTACCAAGGCTTTGATGGAACCGGGTTGTTTTGGAGCAAAAACAACAGCGGGCAACCGTTGTACTTTCACAAAAACGCGCCGTCTTACTCACTGTATATGAACAGCAGCGGGAAAATCGGCATAAACAACGACGGCCCAGGCGTTGGCACGTTGGACGTGATACAGCGAAGCGATGATTTTTTGGGGGGTATTGGCCTACGCAGCACGGGCAACAATTACGGCGTCTTTTTTCGGGACAATAGCAATAATATGTACCTGTCCGAAAATGCCTCAACCCGGTATATGTGGGGCACGGGCGGCGTGTTTCAGGCATACGGGCGCATTGATGCGGGTGAAGCATCCCACACAGGTAGCAATAGCATTGTTTTCCCGCTAAAAATAACCAGCGCGTCAAATTCGTATCAAGTGGGCGCGTATGGGCTAAACCCCGAAAGCAACGTTACAGCTGGGCGCGGTGACTTGATTGTAAACATAAACGCGGGCGATCTTTATCAAAAGCGCACGACATCGGGCAACACGGGATGGGGTAAATTTTTGAATTTGGCAGACGCCAACGGGGCCGCAACGGATAGTGTATTGAGGTGGACAGGCTCTATCTGGGCACCCGGGCAAGTTAGAAGCAACTCTATTGCAAGCAGCGGCGTAAGTACCGGCACATACGGCGGCAACGGCGATTTTGTCACGCTCACGGTCAACGCAGCCGGGCAGGTGACAAGCGCAACGACACACGCCTTTAACTCGGAAGAGTACGGAAGCGGCACACACACTTTGGCGGCGGCAGACGTTCGGGTTTTTGCCAATGCCGACATTGGGAACGTCACTATCAACCTGCCAAGCACTTTGGTGCAAGGCCGTGACTATTTCATTGCCGCAATGAACAACGGCACCAACACAGTAACGATAAGCCCAAGCAGCGGCGGTCTTTGGGTAGACGGCGTTGGGAGTGCAACGTCTTACACAATGTCCGCTGAGGAACAGGTAGTTATCCGCTACCGATCAAACACGGCAAACTTTTATATCGACAGATAACACCATGCAAAAAATACTCTTTCTCATCACCCTTTTGCCCCTTTTGGCAGCCGCACAGGAACGCAATTTTGTACGAATTGACACCCTTGCAGACGGCACACTCGGAAGGTACCGGACGATTGAAGTCTTTGAACCCCTGCCCGACACCATGACATTGCAGCGCGAAATTGACCGGAATAAGGTACAGATTGACACGCTGCGAGAGCGAAACAAGCGGCTGGAAAAACAGAAGCGCGACTGGGTTAAACTTGCCGACCGCAAGAAGAAAAAGAACGCGCCGCCACGAAACGGGCGCGACGTTGAAGCCCCGGCGGCGGTAGAGCCGCCAAAACAAAGCCTTCCAAAACCACCCAAAAAAGGGAAAGGGTAATGTGCGCGCACCTAAACAACCGCTGCGAAAATTGCGGGGATGGAATGGAATATTGCGGGGAGGGAATAGCGCACGGGCCGGGCATTTGGGTATACGACTTTTTTTGTCCGAACATGCCGCAACGGGCAATAACTAACACAGCAAAAAGCAAACTCACGCGAATAGAACCCGTAACACTCAACAAAAAACACCCGAAAAATGGGCGAAATACAGGAACAGGAAAAAGAGTTTGCGTTGTGGGGCGTCTCCCTACCTTTTAGGTCGCGCTTCCTTCTTTCTATCGTTGTCGGCCTTGTGCTTATAATAGTCCGAGTGGACTACGAGCGCAACAAGGAGCGTGAACGATTCTGGGCCGAAATTACGGCCTGCCTAAAACAGCACTCGACTGAAATCGAGCGCTTAAAAAACGAACAACGCGACTACATTTTGCAAGTAGAGGCCCGGCAACGGGAGGCACTTGCTAAGGTGGAAAGCGGGAAAACACGAAAAAAATGAGCAAAGTATTAACCACCCTTTACGCGGCCCTCTTTGCCCTAATTACGGTTGAAGGGTGCGACAAAAGCAGTTACCCAACTGTGAACTTTGCACGGCAAATGGATTCAATGCAGGCGGAGATGCCGTTGCGCGACCATGTGCCGTGCCTGTTCGATGGCCTTGCCGAACTGGAAAAAGCGGCGGGTATCCCAACACGCAGAACACCAACCCCGGCACCAATGCCGGGTATTTCAAATACAAAAGATTCTTTGCAACATGAATGACACTTTTAAGGCTCGCATTTGGCGGGCACTCAAATCCACAGGATTTTACGTCTCCATTGCAATTTTGGGGCTTGGGGTTTTTGCCTCGTTCCCGCAGGAAATTGCCCAAAATACAATCTACGGAGCGGCGGCATTAGTAGGCGGCCTTTTTGCGATTCGCAGCTTTATCAAAACAGGGGTTGTTGACCTAAAAGGGTGGCTTATGAACCCAAACACATGGCTGCAACTAGGGGCCGTTATTCAGTACATTTTCCCGCAATTCCCCGTGGATATTCTTAACCAAGGGGATGACATTGCAACGGCAGTCAATAAGCGCGATTTGAACGGCTTATTGCTCATTATCCTGCCGCTTATCTCCCACATTTATTTCCTGATTGTCGGCAAAAAGCCCCCTACCACATGAGCCAAATTGCTAGCGCGCAAATAACCATCCCGAAGGGCATAGACTACAATTTCTTTGGAACCCTTTGGGCAAACGAGGCAAAAACAGAGCCGTTTGACCTGACCGGGTGGAGCGCAGCCTTTGAACTCATTATCGGCACCGACACCGTTGTTTTTGGGCCGGAAAATGTGACTTTGGGCGGGGACAATGGAGAGTACACGGTACTTGTGCCGCGTGCTGATACGGCACAACTCGATTCATGCAAAACCCGGTACCGCATGTTCCTAACCGATCCTGATGACCTTGTGCAGTTTGCCATTTACGGCCCTGCCGAAATTATAACCATATGAACGTCGTAATACAACAAAAGGCGATTTTCGTAACCGTTGTGCAGCCGCAAGTTCACGCCGTTCTCAGCATGGGAACGTCCGGCCCACAAGGCCCACCGGGGGTGCAAGGCCCGCCGGGCGATGTCGGCAACGAAGTGGAGGCGGTTGCGGGCGAAAATCTATCCGCTGGGCGCGTGGTGGTCGTGTCCGCTGGTAAAGTATATTACTTTCAACCAACGAACACGGCACACGCGGGAAGGGCATACGGCGTAACAAAACACTCCGCGCTTTTAAACGCGGCAGTTGTAGTCATAACGGCGGGGCAAGTCACGGACGCATCATTTATTTTCCCATCAGATACGCCCCTGTTTGCCGGGGTGGATGGGGAAATCGGGCCAACGCCACACCCCACGGGCTTAGTTCAGTATGTCGGGTTTGGAGTTGCCTCAACAATAATTCACACTCATTTTTTAACAACCTTAATCAGGTAGATATGGCAAAGTTTTTGAAAATCGGCAGCGATGGTATGCCCACCGAGGAGGCAGGCATCACAACAAGCGCGGGGGCGGGGGATTCCGGGAAAATTCCTGCATTAGACGGCGGGGGCAAGCTTGACATCACAATGATGCCTACTGGAATAGGCGCAGACAGCAAAAGTTTCACGACTGGCGAGGCACTAAGTGCAGGCGACCTTGTGTATATCAATGCGTCGGGGGAGGCCCTTAAAGCCGACGCGAACGACGTAGCAAAAGCGGCGGTTGGCTTTGTCCTTTCCTCTGCATCAGGGGGCGCAAGTGCGACTGTTTATTTTGAAGGCAGCATTACGGGACTTAGCGGCCTTACCCGAGGCTCAAAATACTTCCTTTCCGCTTCCGCTGCTGGCGGTGTAAGCACTACGGTACCAAGCGGGGCCGGAGATATTGTGCAGTACATTGGAGTTGCAACCAGTACGACGGAGATGACTTTTGAACCCCAAACGCCAATGGTGAGGGCGTAATGTGCAAGGCGCTAAAAATTGGAACGGACGGCCTGCCCGCCGAAATTGCAGCGGCGGAAAGTACCGACCTTGTGGTGGCTGTAAGCGGCCCGAACAAGATATTAGGCCGCACATCGAGCGGCGCGGGCGGGCATGAAGAAATAGATGTATCCGCCCTCACCGAAAAGACTACACCTGCGGCGGGTGATTGGCTCTTAGGCTCTACCAGCGCTGGGGCGTTGCGAAAGTTCAACGTCGGTAATTTGCCGAGCGGTGGCGGTGGCGGGAATGCCGTCCAAAAAATGAAATGGGTTGGGTACATTCGCCCTTTCCCTAATAGCTCGGGTGCGGATGTGTTTGGGTTGGTTGTCTCCTCTTCTAGCCCATTTCAGCGAACCCCAACTACGGCAAACAGGTACATGGTTTTGCCGAAGTTGGGGTTCCGCAACACTACAGGAAGCGGAACAATAGGAGGTGTGCGCGGACATGCAACACACTTTGTCGTTGGGCAAGGCACATTTGGCGGGTTTGAACTGAGGGTGCATTTTGGCGTACAAAATGGGAACTCTAACAGTATTGGGTTTGTCGGGCTGCGTGACACATCCGCGTTTCCAAGTTTGTCCACGAATCCATCCACCCTTACGAACATTATAGGGGTAGGATGGGACGACGGGCAAACTACAATGCGCGTGATGCACAACGATGCATCGGGAACGGCGACCATGATAGATTTGGGCGCTAGCTTTCCGAATGATGTTTACGAGACCCACATTTTTGATCTGAAAATTACCGCAAACGTGGACGGCACGGTATTGGTGAGCATTACCAATACCTCTACCGATACGACAGTAGAGCATACACTTACGACCGATCTGCCGAGCGTGTTTCTTTGCCCAATTTTGTGGGTCTCCGCAAATAGCGGCACCACGACCGCGATTGACTTGTTCAATCTTGAAATTGAACCTTAATAACGTGGCATAGGCCGCAAAGGTATCCACAACAAAGCGCCAAAACGGGCAAATTCAAAAAAACAATTTTATAACAACACCATGACCGACATTTTAGACTTGAGCGACATCGCGGAAGAAATCGCCAACCGGACGGGCAACACGGAGGCCGAGGTACGGGAGATTTTGACGCAATTTTTCAACGTGCTTGCACAGGGGATAGGGGAGAACCGACCCGTGCGGGTGCATAAGTTCGGGACGTTTTCTGTTAAGGAGCGTCCGCCCAGAACCTACTTTTTAAAACAAGGGCGTACACATGTGCCAGGTCATATTGACCTGCACTTTAACCCTCATCCTGACTTTTTAGAAGATGCAAACAGATATAAAACAACTACGGAACTTCATTTTTTGCCCTCGCAAGATTAGCGGGCTGCTGCTTTGTCTTGCGCTGGTTTTGCCCGGGTTTGGGCAGGACACTACCGATATTAATGCGGTGGTGGCTGCCGTACATGACGGGGACAGTTATAGAATGAAGGGCATGGAAAAATTTTCCCGCATTGCGGGCGTGGATTGCCCGGAATTGCGCAGCCCTTACGTTACCGTTGCGCAGTCCTACGGGAGGGAGATTGGTGACAGCGTTCGGCTTTTCTTGAAAGGGAGAGAGGTGCGCTATAATTTTCTGAAAATTGACAGGCACAAACGCCCAATTGTCCGCGTTTTTGTAGATGGTTATGACCTTGCGGAGATTATACTCTCACGCGGTTGGGGTTGGTACGTCCATGAACCAAAATTACAAAAGGCCGTCCGGGATCGGTATAAAGGGTTATTTGAACAGGCAAAGCGGGGGAAACGCGGAATTTTTGCGGACAAAAACGCAATTCACCCGGCGCGGCACAGACAAAAATATCCCGGCCAATGACCTTTGAACAAGCATTTGAACGCCTTGACACCTTAGAGCGCGAACTACCGCAACGCTTTGCAGACGCGGCGCGGGTTGCCGCGCTTGATCTTGCTGCGTCCGTGGTTGACAGGGTTGTTGAGACCGGGCAAAGCGCAAGCGGCAAGAGGTTCACGCCCTACTCGACGCGGCCCATGCAGGCGTGGCGGCTGTGGGGCAAGTCGGCAACACAAGCGGCGGAGCAAAAGGTACGGACATTGGCCCGGCAGAAAAAAACGCTATCCTATGCCGAGTTCCGACGCCTTAACGGAAGGCCGGACAATTTCAAAAACTTCTCGTTCACCAATGCCATGTGGCGCGACTTCGGGGTGGTGAATGTACAAGTGAACGGGACACAAATAGAAATCAAAATCGGCGGCAAAACGGAACAGTCCCGCCGCAAGATTAACGAAAACAGCGAGAGGGAGGGCGTCAATATTGTTGAGCCGTCCCCCGATGAAATTAACGCCTTCAAAACCGCCGTCCTAAAAATCGCACTTTCTAATGTCTGACTTTTCCATATCGTTTGACCTTCGGGCTGCCATGCAGGAATTGGCCAACCTGAAAAGTGAAATGTCCGGCATTCGTGCGGAAATGGCCCGCGTTAAACAGGCCGGGAAGGATGTTTTTACCAGACCGCAAACGGAAGCCGAGGCAATAGCAGCGGAGGTTAACAAGGTTAAGGCCGAGTACGAAAAATTGCGGGCGGCTTCGGCAACGCTACGAACTGCCCTTGCGGGGGCATTTAATGAGGAAGCGGCGGAAAGATACGCCGCCGCCCTTGGTGAAGTTGAGGCAACTATGGCCGAAATTCGGCAAACGGCGGAACCGCTTGGGGTGCAATTAGACCCGCCCGAAGCTGCAAAGTATAGCCAATTATCTGCCGAAATTGACGGCTTACAAGCGAAATACAACGAGGTTGCTACCGCCGCCGCAAAGTTGCGTGCGGCGTCTGATAATGCCCTTGACCCTGCTGAGGTGGTAAAATATACCGCCGCCCTAAATGATGCTGAGGCGGAAATGAAACAGTTAGAGCAGGCCGGGCGCGGCGTCGGGATAGACCTACCAAAAGGGTTTGAGACGTCGGCGCAAAAGGCGGGCACAGCGTCCGAGGTATTTGGGGAGTTATTCGGGCAATTCACCAAGGCGGCTGTAATTGCCGGGGCGGTACAGCAGTTGGGTGCATTCGCCGCAAAGTCCGTGGAGGTTAGCGAAAACTACAAAAAGACACAGGTCGTTTTTGACAAGCTACTGCAAGGCCAAGGCAACGCGGAACAGGTAATTGGACAGGTTAACCGATTTGCAGCGGCTAACGGCGTGCTGGAAGATACGGCGCAACAGGCGGCAAAAAGCCTGTTAGGCTTCGGAACGCCGTTGCCCGAACTACAAAAGGAGCTTGAACAGGTAGCAAATATTGCCGCCGGGACGGGCAAGGACTTCCAAGAACTTACAGTGATATACGGCAAGGCACGGGTGGCGGGCACGTTGTACGCGGAGGACATCAACCAGTTGGTGGACGCGGGGGTGCCCGTGATTGATGAGTTCGCAAAAATCCTGAATGTCAGTACCAGCGAGGTTAAGAAACTTGCAAGTGACGGTAAAATCGGGTTTGACACGCTGCAAAAAACGTTCGAGAACCTGACAGGAGAGGGCGGCAGGTTCAATGACTTGGCAAAAGAGCAGGCCAAAATTACAGGCGACGCAACACGAGCCGCCGCCGAGTGGGGCAAGACTTTGCGCTCCGTTGGGGACTTCCTTACGCCGCTGAAAAATGCAGTTTTGGGCGCGTTCTCCGGTATATTAGGGGGTATAAACAACCTGCTAAACCCGTCACAAAAACTGTCCGATCAATACGCGACGCAGTTGGAGCGGGTGCAAAATTTGGACGCAAAACTCCCATCACTACTTGCAAAATATACCGACCTGTCAGGCCGGGCAAAGTTGACCGAAACAGAGCAAAATGAGTTAAACACAACCCTTAACGCGCTTGGCGACATTGCCCCGGGGGCCATTACGGCGGTGGATAAGTATGGCAATGTCTTGGGCATCAACACCGACAAAGTGCGGGCATTTTCAGAGGAACAGCGCAAGTTGTTGGGCACCATTGCGGAACTAAAACTGGAAGAAGCAAGTAAACGGCTTGATGAAATAAACCGAAGGGTTGGCGACGTTAAGACGCTGGCCGAAGGTGGAACAATTCAGATTAAAGTAGATGAGAAAGCCGCGCAACAGTTTGGGGCCGTGCTTACTCGAAATCAGGAGATAACCGCCGATGCTGAACGGCAGGCGAAGGCGAGAAAAGAGCTTTTGCAGTTGTCCGAGGAGCAATTAGCCCTCACAAATCAAAAGGCCGAGGCCGAACGTGTTTTGGCGCAAATTGCGAGTGGTGAAGATGTCAAACAAACCACACCCGGGGCCACAACGGGCGGCAATAAACCCGCTTCTGCAACAGCCGACGCAAACAAGGAAAAGAAAACAAAAGACGACCTACTAAGGGCCGAAATCGAACGTGAACAACTAAGGGCCGATCTATTATCGGAGGGGGTTGAGCGCGACAAAGCCCTCGAAAACATACGCTACAAGGAACAGTTGGCGGCCCTACAAAAAGCATTTGCCGGGCGCAAGGAGTTGCGGGGTTTGGAGCAAGAGGCGACAAAACAACACGGGGCAGCACTGGACAAAATACAGATAGACGCGGACGCGGCGGCGTTGACAAAGGAGGTTGAAGCGTTGCGGGCGAAAGAGGAAGCCCGGCGGCAAGCGTTTGAAAATGAAATTGCGCAAATAGAGGTGCAGGCCGCAACCCTTGAAGGCGTTGAAAAAGAAAAGGCCGAACGCATAGCGGCGGCACAAAGGCAGGTGCAGGAGGCCCGCGACACCGGGCAATCCTTAGAGGTACAGGTAAGAATACAGGAGCAGTTGACCCGTGACCTGCAAGAGATCGAAGTAAAGGCCGCTGAAACGCGCACAAAACAAAAGATTGAAGCATTCCAACGCACACAGGAGGTCGAACTATCTGAATTTGAAGCGGCGCAAGCCCAATACCTTGCGTCCTACTCGACCGAACGCGGTGCAACGGAGGAAGGGGTAAAGAAAATTGAAGAACAGATAACAAAGGCGCGTGAGTTGTTCCTGCTCTCGCAAGAGCGGGCCGTTCTTGAATACCAGTTGAGCCTTGGTGAAGGGCTGGCCGACCAGCAACGGCAACAGATAAGGGCGCAATTGGAGGCCGTTAACGCAGAAATAGAAACGGCAACGGCGAATGTGGGTAAAGGGGCAAAGGGTTTCAATCTATTCTCATTACTGGGGGCAAATACAGACGCGGAAAAGGACGCGATCAAGCAAGCCGCCGGGGAAATAGCCGACGCTATCGGGCAAATAACAGCGGCACGGGAGGCCGACGCAGCGGCGGCAAAGGAGGCCGCCGACAAAAACGTGGCGGCGGCACAGAAGGAGTTGGAAAACCAAATAGCCTTGGCTAACCTTGGCTTTGCATCCGACGTTGACCGGGCTAAGGATAAGTTAGACGTTGAAAAAACAGCCCAAAACGCCGCGCTCGAAAATCAAAAGCGGGTGGCCCGGCAGCAATTGGCAATAGATACCGCTCAACAGGTTAGTAGCATTGTTTCCGCCTCGGCACGAATATTTGCGGAAGGGGCCAAGTTTTTCCCGGTCGGGATCGCCTTGTCCTTGGCGGGTATTGCAACCCTGTTCGCAACAATGGCCAGCGTGCGCTCAAGGGCGCGGGCAATCAACGCCGGGCAATTCCGGCAGGGTGGGGAAGGGCGCGTGGATAGAAACGGTATTGTGCGCGGGCCGTCACATGAAGGCGGCGGGGTGAAAATTGCGGAGGTGGAAGGGAACGAGTTTTTTACCAGCGACGGGCAACGCTTTGCGGTTGTCAATCGAAAAATGACGGCAAAACACTTCAACCTTTTGACCGCTATAAACGAGGATAACCGCCCAGCGATGCGCACCGCCCTAGAGGCGCTTGTTGAATTGCCCGGTATGAACGTGCAAGCAGTTGGCCGGGACATCACTTACAAGACCGAAACCGTAACAGGTACGGACGGTTTCGACGCACAAGAGCGCCGCACAATTATCAATCTGCTCAAAAAGGTGGAGGGCAAAAAAGCCCCCGAAAAAACAACCGTTACCCGTGACGGCGCTACCATCACAATAAAGAAAGGGAACCATACAAGAACCATAACGAATGCCTGAAATTAGGATAACAATAGAATCGGAAACAATACCCACAACCGTAACCGCTGCGAGATGGGACGGTATTAGGAAGTTCTCACCGCAGGAGGACCAGGTTTTTTTTCGTGTAAAAGTAAACGATCTTACTTTCACGGGTGCGGACTACTGCACAATTATAGAGGTGGGAGAGTGCGAAGAAATAGGCGTATTAATAGAGGAACGTTGCCCCCTCGGAGATTGGGCAGCGATTTACGCGGGCACATTCACACTATTTGACGCGGAAGTTGACCGCGACAGGTCGGAAATAACAGTAACACCCAAAACGGCCGACCTCTATAAATGCGTTTTGGATTGGTGGAATAATGAGGTGAACGTATATGATTCAGGGGCGGAAATCGCGGCGCGGGGTGTGATTGGGAGGTATGAGGCGGGGCTATATCCTTGCTATGTTTGCCGGGCAACGCCGGACGTAACACCCTGTAATACGCACGCGGATGCGTGTGTGGAATACAGTATCGTTGCATCATACCCATCACCAAAATGCCCCGAACCAAACAGATTCGAGATACAAACGAGTTGGCACCGCGAAGTGGGCACGGGCACACCCTCAAGCCCCCCGCCGTACGGCACGGGATGGGGCTATATAGGCGGGAATGATTGGTGGCGATGCCCGGACAACGACGACCTTAGTATCGGGGTATATTTGTATGGGCGCGACTTCAACGACCTGCTGGAATACGTTTTTGGCCTATCCACTTGCGCCAACCCCATTACCGTGCGCTCCCATTTTTTTGGGATTAATGCGACGCACCTAAGCCCGCCGCCGGGGGATGCTTACGACTTTGCCGGGGAGTATTTACAAAAAATAACGTTTCACCAAAAATCAGATGTTAAGAGGCCGGACGGAAACAAGTCGTTTTCAAAAGTTTGGACGCTCAAGCCAAAAGACCTTTTAGACGACCTCCGGCGCATGTTTAACTTGTACTGGATCATGCAAGGCACCCCCGAGGAGCCAGAATTGGTTTTGGAACACCTGTCCTATTTTGTTGCCGGGGTGGGGTACGACTACTCAAGCAAAAAAATACGGCGCAAGTACAAGCAGGACGACACAGGGATACCCAAAAAAGAGGTGTTTAAATGGTCTGACGACGTGGAACTTGCGAACATTCATCAAGGGTACCCGATAGAATATGAGTGTGGGGACGGGGAACGCACAACAAAAGTTGCTATATTCACGAACGACGTGCGGGCCGTGAATGAAAGCGTTAACGCTGAAAATATAGCAGACAAAAATTATGTCCTAATGTCCACGTTTGAGGCCAACGGGCAGCGCCTAATTTACCCGGAAAACGAGCCCCTTGGATGGGTGCAATTGCATACCAAACTGCACAAGTACGGACGCTTTTTTGCGACGGGAGAGATGAACAATACGGCGGCGATATTCACAAACCCCCGCAAAAACAAGCGGTTGCAGCCTTTTACCGTTCCATTTTGTTGCGGTGAATCGTTTGCCCCCGAATTGCTTATAGATACCAGACTTGGAGAGGCCGCCGTACAAAATGCCGAGCAAAACCATTATCGCCAAACTCTAAAATTAGAGGTAAATATCTAACATGTTAAAAGGATACATACCAAGCCCGATCCCATTTATGGCCAATTATGGCCGGACAAACAAGCAGCGCACGGCTTGCCGCAATACACCGCGCTACCCAAATTATGTAATTTTGGACGGCACAACGTTGCGCATTCCAACGCTAAAAATTTTAACGGATGCGTCCCCGACTAGCGTCGTAACGTTCAATTTGGTTGACGTTGACAACGCGGACACAATTTCCCTAAGTCCTTCCGACTGGGAAACGCACAACACCCCGGACGGCCTCGGCTGCCTTGTTTTCCCCCGCACAAACTTAACCGTCGCGGATGCGGAGCCGGGGCGTTTTTACCACTTTGTTGTGGAGAACGACACAGATATTTTCTACTCACAAGAGATTTACACCGTGCCCGCTTGGCCGGGTTCGGAGGAATGCAACGAACGTTTCACCGCTGTAAAACTTTCTTGGGTATCCCCGTGCCCGATAGATAGGGGTGGATACCACGACACAACAGAGTTCGAGATGTACGTCCCGGCGGAGCCGATACACCCGGCGCATGAGTTGAGTGAGGAAGGGGAAAATGATAGCGACGGGGCGTTTGACCCGTCCTTTCAGCGGATGGAAAAGGTTTTGGTGCTTGACTTTGTGGCCCCCGACTACATATTTGACGCGCTCGCACACCTGCCCCTGTATGTGACAAAAACGCTCGAATTTTCGGACGGGGAGACCGTTGTGTTGCAATCCACGGACGCAAAAGTTAGCTGGATAGATTCATGCTCCGGCAAAATAACGCTGGAGTTCAACGTCTTGCCGCTTATCAAAAAGGGCTGTGGCGGGGACTGCTAAAAAATAGTTGATAAAAACATACATTTGGCGCTAATTTTGCAGCAAAAAAAGCGCCATGACAAAAACATTCTTAATGGAGGTAATTGCCGAGAAATACCGTTCGGACGCCTTGGACAGTATTTTATGGGGATATGTTCACGGCGTAGAGGCAGCGTACCGAAATCTTGGGCAAAGGCCGCCCTCGGTGCTCTCTATTGTACAAATGTTTATAATAGAGTTTGATTTAGAGGATGTTATGTCGCGGGAATGGGGATCTACAATTAAATGTAGGATGGATGGTAAGATGAGGAGATCGGGTGGGAAACTCGGCTAATTCACTACAAAAAACTTTGCCCGGCGCTTCGGTGACCGGGCTTTTTTTATGCCCGTGCAAAAGGCTTTTTGCCTACCGTTTTGTCGGCGGCGCATACAGGCGCGCATCTTTGTGCCACATTTTACAACAATATTTAAGGCATGTACATAAGTGCTTCGAAGGGCGGGGTGCAAAAGAAATTCCCCATAATGGTTTGGGAACTTCTTCAACAGTCCGGTGGACAGGGGTGGAAGGTTGCGCCGCCTGAAATTAATGACACAATGCGGGGGCCTGATACGCCCGCTTACGGGGCAAAGCAAAGGCGGCCAAAATTACACGACCCCGGGGAGATGCAAATATCGCCAGTGCCTGAAAAACTTCCAAGTCTGAAGCATGAAATACCTAATTGAGCACACACGCACAAAGCAACGGCGAACGGTAACGGATGCTGCGTGGGCTTTGATCCAACAAAGCCGACTGCCGCAATGGGTGCTTATATCCAAGGTGTCTGAGGAAATACCACCCGAAGCCGTGGAAACAAAGACTACCCCGAAAAAGCCAAAAAAGCAAAAACCGCGCCCGGCGGAACCGGGCAGTGAAGTGAAATAACATGGAAGAAATTCTATTGGGCTTCGTATCCAAGGCCCTAAACTTGGAAGGTGAGCAGTTAGCCGGGCTGCTGTATAAACCCGACGGTGAAGGCAAACCAACCAAAGACTTGAATGAAAACGCGCTACACCAGTTACTCGACGCACACGCAAAGCATATTGAGACGGTAAAGGGTAAAGGGGTGGATTTAAAAGCGGAGTTTGACAAAGGCCACAAGGCCGGGAAACGGGACGCTTTGGATATTAGGGACAAGGAAATACGCGAAGAGTTCGGTATATCTGACCAAACCTTGCAGGGGCTTAACCTTGTCAAGTTTGCTGCTTCCACATTCGCAAAGTCTGAACTGTCGCCCGACAAACTTAAAGTCCACCCGGAATACTTAGCGGCAGAAAGCGCTTGGCAAAAGCGCATAACGGAAACGGAGGAAACTTGGAAAGGCAAGTACAACGAACTGGAGCAAACCGTGACAAAGGAAAAAACCTTTGCCCAGTACCTTCCGAAAATTGACAGCGCATTTTCCAAACTAAACGCCGTTTTACCGACGCGCCCGGAGGCCGCCGCATTCCACCGAAAAGAATTTTTCGACACGTTCAAAGCATACGACTTTATCACAGAAAATGGTAGGGACTATGTAATAAAGGACGGCAAGAGGGTGGAAAATGCACAGGGGCACCCGCGCACCCTTGAAGATATTGTTACGGAACACGCAGCGATGCGCTTCGACTTCGCCGTACAATCAGACAAGGGAGCGGCAGGCAATAAAAATGGCGATGCGCCCGGAGCGAGCGGGAACCAAGGTGGTAGCGATTCACAAAAATTCGCTAATTACGAGGCATTACAAAAGGCGTTACAGGATGAGGGAGACCCGGTTAAACGGGTTCAAATGAGAAAGGCCTGGGCGGAACAAAACCCAAGCGCCTAATACGGGATGCCTCAAAAATCACAAAAAAATGGCTGTACCATCGGCAGGGACGTTTACCGCGTCCGCAATTCAGGATATTCTAGCAAAGGCCGACGAAATGTGGGTGGACAATATGGCGTCAAAGGATTACATGGCGCACACGGAGACCCTTAACGCGCTTCTGGCCAATCAACGCCCCGGCATGTTTCGGGAGTTAGAAGGTGAAAAAGACAACACGGTTAAGCTGGTTTGGCTTCACAATTGCAATACAACCACTTCCGCATGTTCAAACGACTGTACGATTGGCGGGGATGAGCTTGCAAGTAACAGCAAAGACTACGAGTTGAACCTTTGCCGGACCGTTGGTTTCAATGTAAAAGAGAAGGCGACCCGAACCAACGTTTTTGGCATGGATGAACAGGTGGCATTAGGCTTCCTTTCCACACAAAAACTATTGGATGAGTGGCTCAACTCTCAATCAATCTCATTTTTGGCGGCCAATACGGGCACTAGTGTGTACTTCGCAAAGAACTGGGAGCAAGAAAGCGGCGGCGTAAATATCGAGGTTCCAAGCTCGGATTTTGATAACCGCCGAGTTATCCCAAAAATCTTGCTTACCGCAATGCGCAACAACTTCGACCGCCCGTACACCATAAGCGGCGAACTGCTTTGGCTGGACGCTTGGGAGGCTGCAATGAACGCCGCCAACGCGGACGGCAAAGGGGACGCGGCAAAGTTTCAGACGTTACAACGGTACCATGACTTGTGGGCCTTTGACGCCGCTAACAGCCCGGATGAAATGCTCTATGTTGTGAATAGCGGTGCAACGGCGTTCGTTAGCAAGGCGTACTACGGCGACACCCCGACGGAGTATATGACACAACGCCGTTGGAGCCGCCCGTCTTTCAACCTGCCCAATGTGCGTTACGACTGGGTGTACACAAATGAGTGTAGCAGCAACGAAATCACTCACAAATTCTCCTGCTACGTCAAAGCGGGCCTTTTCTTAAATCCGGCAGGATGTACCGAAACAAAAACGGGCATTTTGGGGGTTAAGAAAATCGAAAGCATCTAACCCTAACCAAATAACAATCAATAACTTAGTAACACAGCAATGAAAAAATATTTGCTTTATGCCGTCATTTGCATTTTGGCGGTAGCGGCTGGCTCTAGCTTCCTTGGCACCGGGTCTATTGGCTTGGACGCCAGAGACGCTTACATATACCCCGCCGTGACGGACACCTTGACCAATACCGAAGAGGACACTATCACACTCCCGGCAAAATTCAAAACCAATTACATTTTCATGGCGTCGTGCCCGACTACCAAGTTGAGCGGCACACAAACGGTAAAGATGTATTTGGATGAGGTGAACACCTTGTCGGGTACCACCGGGTGGCGCGTCATTGATTCCGTTTCCACAGCGGACGGGACTGCCGTTGCAATACGACAGTCTAATCTATACGGGCTTCGATACCGTCTTAGAATGTCAAGCACGGCGACCACGGGGGTCGTGAGGTATGTTATAAACGTGACCGCCAAACCCATCTAAAAGGTTAAAGTTTGTTTTTGATAATGTTGGGGGCATCTACTTAGGTGCCCCCACAAGTTTAAAACGGATGGACATAAACTGCATAAAAAACAGCATCGGCCTTGCAAATTGCGCCTGCCCATGCCTTGCAAGTAACGCCCCAGAAGGCTACAATACAAGCCCGTCCGGGCTGTTCGTTGCCGATTTGCCGGGGCTTGGAATGTTAGAGGGCTGGGAAAGTTGCGACGGGCCGGGCAACCCGTGGGCGCTGCTTGCCGATGCCCGGAACCAAGCCGCGATACAATTAACGTCGGATATTGCGATAAAACTGGCTGAAAACAAGGCCGTTTTGCGCCGAAACTTCAAAGGGTGGGTGGGGGAGCAAGCCGCCAACAAAACCGTCTCACTCTCAAAAACTCATGCCGGGGTGCGCATCGAATTGGCCCCCGTTGAACACGGTTTTGTTAATCTGGACAAAATCGGGGGTGTTTTTGCTACCGCTGGAAGCGTCCAAATGACCCTGTATGATATTGAGGGGCAAAGCCTTGCAACGGCAACGCTTACAACGATTGCCAACCGGTTTGCGTCGGTTGACCTTAGTGAACCGATTACCCTTGCAACTATAGACAGGTACGGCAACCCGGCGCAGTATTTTCTATCTTATACCGTCGCGTCCTCACCAAATCCGCTTGCGATTCGCGCAAGTTGCGGGTGCGGTATGAGCGTGGACACTTCATTCCGGCTTGGCCGTCCATACCCGCACAATATAAGCAAGCCCGGTGCGGCGTGGGTGTCTTGGGTGATGGTTGGGGGCTTTCAAGCCGACACGCTCGACTTTCACGCAATTTCGCAGGAACTTACGGCCACGAGCGAAGTTAATGGGCTGGCCTTGCACCTTGTGGCGGAGTGTGACGTAACACAGGCCATTTGCGCGGGTGAATATGACAATAACAACGACGTTAACCGGGTGACGGCCAACGCGCTAATGTACCTGTCAGGGGCTATTGCAGCCGAGAAATTACGCCTATCTGTATCTGCACAAAGGTCTATGGTTGTTAATCGGCAAGAATTAGCCGACCTTTCTAAGGCGTGGATGACGGAGTACTACACAAGAATTGAATGGCTTGGCGCAAATGCAAAACCAGACGGCGGCGGCTGCCTTGAATGCCGCAAAACATTATCCGTTCAACGCATACTTGCATGATTATCAACGCAATTTGCCGGGCCTTAGCCGACAAGGTGAAAGAGATTTGCCCGCACGTTTCTTTGTCGGGCGGGCTTGTTACCGCAATGCCGGGGCAGTACGGGGCTTTGCCAGTCGCAACCGTTTCACCGCTGCACAGGGACACAAAGCACATGGCCCCCGATAACATGGAAAGCGCAATCATTTGGTTTGAATCCGGCCCCTCCATCCTGAAAAGTTCTAATAGTTCAATTGACCTTTTCACGGTTGACATTCGCCTTGTGATATGGCTCAACACAAACAGGATAACCGGGGAGCTCCTTAACGCGGAAATGTCTATAATTAACGCCGTTCGGGGCGTAAATTTCGATACGGAAAACACCCCGATAAAGGCCGCCAACATTGAGTACACCGGGGAGGAACAAGAAGGGCCGCAAGTATTCCAACGGTGGGCCTTCGATGAGGCCCAAAACCACCTAACACTACCGCCATACCGCGCCGCCGCGCACAGATTCCGCGTATCCTATGCGCTTGCCCGCTGCGCCGACCCCGTGGGCACCAAAATACCGCTATGCTAACCTACCTCAACGCCGCTTTGATCGGAATAGCGGCCTACGTTTTTGCCGACGTACTCACCAACAGCGGGGAGATTTTTGCAAAGTACGGGGACTGGCTCTACCGAAACCACGGCAAATGGTGGGCCAACCCACTAGGCTATTGCGGCAAGTGCTTTGCCGGACAATTAGCCCTTTGGATTTACCCTTTTTCACCGGACTACGACGGCCCGGTTGAACACGCGGCATTTATCTGCGCAGCGATCTACTCTTACCTTTTAGCAAAAAAATGGGCGACATAAGACAGACACAAAAACGAATTGAACCGGATGCAAACAGTTTTGAGGCGGGCGGGATTAAGTACATAATACACCCGACCCTCACACTGGCACGCTACAAAAAATTCCAAGAGTTGCAAGTTATTGCCGGGTTTGGGGCGGACTATTCCACCCTTTACAGCGACGTAAAAAAAGCCTACCTACTGCACAATCAGGGCAAATTTGCGGACGTGGCGGTGATGCTAAACAAGATACTAGAGGCCACCGCCCGCCCGATCAACGCGCAGGAGGATGCGCTAATGCTAATTTGTACGCTGTTCATCGCGCCGTCAGGGGCCGACCTTTCGAAATGGAGCGAGGCGGAAGCAGCGGAACAGATAAGAGCATGGGAGGCGGAGGGCTATTTGGCCGAGGATTTTTTCGCCTTGGCCTTGCGTTTAGTTCGGCACTTTCGGCAAAACTTGGCGGGCGATTCCCAAAATGGTACGGAGCCGATAGAGTAGGGAAGGCCACACCGGACGCAAGGCCCAAAACACTTCAACAACAACTTTCAGAAATAGCCCAAAATTGGGCAAAAATAACCCTGCACCTCGCAGGTAAAGCCCCCGCAAACACCGACGGCATGGACGTTTTTGACTTCCTGCACTTGTTGCAAGAGTGCAAGTAAACCGCGCAAAAACTGTCTGTCTGTCCCCTTGCCCCGTCGCGCCGTTGTGCCCGGCGGGGCTTTTTGCAGGGCATGAAAAAACCCGCACCGGGTGAGCGGGCGGGTTGAGGCGCGTTCGGGGCGGGGTCTTATGAATTTCTGTATTGTAGAAACTTCTCGACGGTATCCCCGTTAGATACGATACCGTTTGTTACGGCCCAAGTTTCTGCATATGCGGAGACCCCTCTAGATAGGGATTCCTTTTCCTTGTATAAGGATAGTGTGATCTCCTCAAAGTGCCTACAATCCCAATTTCTAACCAGTACGGTTTCCTCGCAGGAGGCGTCTTGATTTATTTTGTTTTGCGTTGCCATGTGTCAAATTTTTTTGCGGGGCATTGCCCCATGTTAAAGGATGGTTGGCTTTTGTGGCTGTCTATTGCCTCGAAAAGTAGGCCCGCACTTTTTCCGACGGGTACCCCTCTACGGAAGCCTTGCCAGCCAGCAAAGTACCTTGACTGTTAAAAACTGCTCCAACCTGCCAGTCTGCATGATGGGCGTTTTTGTTGTCGCCCCAACAGAGGGCAACCAAAAAACTTTCGTTCACCCATGTGCCAAGACCGACCTCACGAAAACCGTGTGTTTTTGCAAATTCTTGATCCACAAAAGAAACTGTGTTTCCTTCGCTTTTTCCGATTCCGTTGTGGAAGTTGCCTACCCAATCGGATTGGGTGAAATTTGAAAAAACTTCTTGCGCTGTTAAATTTGCCATGTTTAAGAAATTTGCGAGGCTGTTCACCCCTATTAAAGTTGTTAGTGTTTTTCTTGGTTTTGTATCCATTCGACTAGGTCGTGTTTATCATGTACGTCCTTGTAAATTTCACGGGTGTAAACAAAATGGCCCGGTTTTTCTTCCGCAACGTCCGGTTTGCCAGTGGGAATTTCCAGAAAAAAAGTCATTATTTCGTTGTCCCACCTGACCAACGTCCCGTAATAATCTACGACTTTGAGCGCCTGACACAGGCCAATGAATATCGGGGCAATGTGCTTTTCCGGCAGCGGCCAACCTTTCTGTGTGTTCCGCCAAACATAGTGTTTCGCGATGGACTTATCAGGCAACCCGCCCAACCGCTCAATCTCGCTTATATTGACGGCTTTTTGAAGGCCGTCTAAGAAAGTGTAAAACTTGTTCATTATCTTCGGTTTGCTTGCGTTCTACGAGATTCCGCAGCGGCGGATACAAGAGAAGGCAAATTGTTTGAAACTCGATTGTTTTTAGTTATTGGGTAAAACTCATCGTTTACCCAAATGCGGCGGACTATTTTTCCGCGCATTAAGTTGTGAATTGTAAAACTATCCACGCCCCCGTCCTTACTTTCTAAAAAAATTATGTCGGGGAACGACGTATCTGCATAATTGTATTGCTCAACAAGTGGCTCCCCTAACGGGGAGTACACAATTACGGAATGGTTCCACCAAGCCCCGTCTTTGCTGGGCTGGGCGTCGGACATTCCGACGATTCTTGCCCCCGCAGAAAGTCTTATTTTGAAACTTTCTGAATTTTTATAATTAACGAATACTACATAGGTTTTTTCGGTAAGTGCGGCGGGGATTTTTGTATAAGTGCGTTGGGCGTTCGGCCCTTCGTGACTGTAAATCTCGATGCATTCGCGTGTGTTAGAGACACGGATAAAGCAAGTCCCCCAAGCCTCGGACGCAACAAAGTATCCGTTGCGGCTGTCTGACCGCACTTGCTTTACTGTCGATAAGGGCTTTACCAATACGTTGAATTCTGACCGCATGATGTTGTTTTTGTGAAATTTAGGAAATGAATTTGGCATAAGTTTGAACATTGCGCCGTGCCCCACCCCATCCAAGCCCCTTCGGGTAGGCTTGGTGTAGGAGTTTCGCAAACGACTGGTTGAAAGGAATACCAAGTGCCTCGGCAATTTGACGGGCCGTAAGCCCTTGGCGTCTGTACATGTTTTCAATTTGATCTAAAAGATCTTCTTCCGCCTCCGAAAATGAGGGTGAGTTGTAAAACGCCGCAAACTTATCCTTACCCTTTTTTCTCGAAAAACCATATTGGGCAAGCAAGGCGTTTAAATTCGCCTGTGCCGCTTTGAATGGATTTTCTGGGCTTTGATACAACGCGATGCGAACTTCTTGCATCGCATCATCTAGCGGTACAAAAAGTACCGCTGGGTTGTATCTTGAAATTGTGAATAAGAGTTGTCGCGGATTCATGTTATTAAGTAGAATTTGGTTTTTTGGGGTTATCAATTCCCACCCCCGCGTTTTACGGCGGGGGGCCAAGGGCCGGGTACAATTTAATCTAAATTTACATTTTCCAAAACGTTTTGCAAAGCGGCTTCCAAGCATTGTTCCCAGTTTTCGTACGTCTCTTTTGTTCCGGCTTTTGGGGTGTTGTCATATCCAAGCAGAAGGGTAAATCCTTCCGCTTGTGCGCCCTTTATTGCAGCGTCTCGAATTTCTTGTTGGATGGATGGGCGGTTGCTGTTCTCGACAAGAAGCGATTGAATTGTCATGGTGTGAAATATATTTAATAGTGAAAAAATTAAGAGAAAAGAGGCATAATTTCGGCTTGGTCGGCTTCCATTTCTTGGCCGTCGCAATAGAATTTGATTAGTTTACCGTCAACCAAAATTGCCCTAATTTTAGAGCCTTCACAATCCGCCGTAAGGTCTTGCAAACGGCCATCTGCTTTATATTGGCCGTCCAATTGCTCGAAAATAGTAGAGGTCATGCTTTTGTTTGAAAACCCGAGGGCGTTTTGAACTGCGAAAATTTCTGTTGCGAACATGTTTAAAGCGTTTAACTGTTAATTGATGACACAAAGATACAGCAACATTTCATTCCGTACCAAATATTTCAGCATCTTTTTTTGCTGAAATTTAGTTAAATATTTTTCACGAAACATTGAAATTTTGTAAAGTACTGTAAATCAATAAATTAAAACGCCCGCTACCTTGCGGCGGCGGGCGGGAGAACACTTTCCAACCGTAGGGTTTAGGGGGTTAATCCGTTTGTAAATTTTGTTTTCCAAAGGTACAGGAGTTTTTCCGCACAAAAACGGCTGTTGCCGGATTCTCCTAAAATGCTTTCAGGGCGCATCAGCATGTGCCTACACTTATCATTCAACGCCTCCTTTTGTTCCTTGGTAAGTATTGGCGTTTCTGATTGTATCTCCCTGCCAATCAGGCAGAGTGAGGCGGCAAGAACAAAACTTTGTCGGGCCTGATACCTTCCCGTTGTGTCTCCGTTGTCGGTGCCCTGCCAATCGTTGTCCGGGTCTTGCGTTATTGCAATCAGTGATTCGTTTGGGAGTTGTGTAACGTCGTTGAAGTTGTCGAGCATGTGTGTGGTGTTTAAAGTTGTGCGTTTATTGGCCCTGTTCTTTCAGGGCCTCGTATATGTCGCGCCAAAAGCGGTGTCCTTCGGGGGATTCGTCCCAAGCAAACCCCACGTGTAGGGCATGTGACAGGGTTCCCCTGTAAACCTCCGATGGGCGGAAGTTTTGGCTGTTTCTTATAGCCGCGTCCGCCCATTGGTAGCCTTCTTGCTTGGCTTGCAAAAACCATTGCTTTACCGTTTTTCCGGCGCGGTCATTAATGTCTTTTCTTTGCATGGCGGTTAAAGATGTGTGTTAAAGTTAACGCTTATCAGCAGTGCGGTTTTTGAAAAGTTCAGTAAGCTCATACACGCGGTTATAAGCCTCGTTACTGATTGGCACCCCGGCGAAAGTGGGCGTTGTGTCAATTTTTTGGACGGCCTCTATCATTTCCTTTAAGGCCATACTTAACACATAGTGGTACTCATAACCGTAAATGTGCCGCTTGCCATAGATGTCTATGTGGAAGGATATTTTTTCGCACAATGATTCCGGCGGCTGGCCATTGTTGCGCCTAAAAAAAAGCATCAACATGGCCCCCCAGCTTCTTGCCTGCGTGGTAAGCCCTTGATTGAGGTGTATTACTATTGGGGTTGGCGATTCTTGCATAAAATCCATGTCAGTAATTTTTTTTGATGAAAGTTAAAATTGCCTCAATCGGCTGCGCCTCTATGTCCAGCCGAATTAAAACGAGAGTGCTATCAACCCGCCCCTTATCCACGTCCAAAACGCCGTTTGTTTTTTGTAGAGAGACGGGCGGCTCCGGGCTTTGTATGACATAGCAGGTTTTGGCAAAGTTCGTTATTTGGTACGATTTTCCGTTGTGCCTAACCGTGCCGCTAAAAACGGGGATAGCGTTGTGCAGTATGTAGAGGCGTTTTTGTAGGCGCTGCCGTGCGCGTCTTAACATGAAACAGGCGTAAATGTACACGCAAAGCGCTGCAATGTTGGCCGCTATAATCAGGTATAGAATTATTGTTTGCCGGCTCATTCCGCGCCCTCCTTTTCCCCGTGGCCGGGTCTTTGCCATAGCATTTTCCCAAAACTAATCTCTTGCAAGTATTCAGATTCGCCCCCGTCTTGCCATAGGCCTCCTTTGAATTGTGGTTTTTCAGCGAAGGCGTAAACATCGCAGGATGCGTCAGCCGCGACATAGCTGAACTTTTTGTCTAAGTTTTCCCATTCCGGTCTTGGATATATGGCGGGTTCGGGCACATTCGCCCGCTCGCAACCCTCCACGAGTTCGAGCGCTTCCCGGTTGGACAGTAGAACGCCACTTTGAGCGTACCAACTTGCGGATTCCATTTCCTCCCCGCTTTTTATGTTTTCAAAAGCCCTCTGTTTCACTTCCGCCACAATCGGCGGCGGGTTGCTTAGATTTGGCCGATCTTGCAGTGTCTCGAAAATGTCCCATATTTCGGTATCATGCAATATTAGACCATGCTTACGATCAAAGTGCCGAAAAATGGTTATCACTAACTCCTTCATTAGTACGGAGGTGTCCACATTTACGCCGTGCTCATCCCGGCAGTGTTGGAGCAATTTTGAAAAATCCATGTTTGTGATGTTGGTTGTGCTGGTTTTTGGGTTAAAGGTCTTTGCCGTGGGCTTGGAGTTGGGCAGAACGCAATTTATGACGTTTGTGCCGATATTTCATTCCCATGTTTTGCATTTGGTTTCCGCATGGACATACCGGAGCGCCGTCAAATGCCCGTCGTCGAGCCGTTTTGTTGCAAGTCAGGCACAGGAAGTTAGTTTTACCATCCCTCCTGTATGTAAAGTGGTTTTGGTAATTGCCGTCACCACTTGGACGGGCAATGCCAGTCACTTGATTTATTGATTTTTTCATGGTATTGTTTAAAATTAAACCGCACGTCCGACTACTTCTTACTGACAGCACCCGTTTAGCACGCCGCTGGGTGGATGCGTTTTTTTGTTGATGGTGAAAGTATCGCCTAACTGTCGCCCGCCGGCAATGCCGCTATGCGCGGCACTGCGGCGGGCTTGGAGTTAGCCGAGATTAGATAAGACGCTTTTCTCCATCGCTAATAAGTCGGTACGCTTCCTCAAAAACGGTTTTCGGCGACCAAGACAAATAGTTGTCAGGGTATTCAACCAAATAGCCATCGGCATTTTCTTCGTTTTGATCTGGTATTCCGCCCTTCATTCGAGCGAAATCATCTTTTGTCATTGGTCGGGCTTTGATGATTTTTGCGCCGATGTATGACTTGAAAACATCAGTGTCCGCTGCGGGGCCATGTGAAGGTTGGCTGAGATAGCCTTCAAGAGTCGTGTCTAACATTTTTTAAAGTATGTATGTATGTGATGCGGGCGGCTAACCCCGCGTTGCCGTAAATTTTTCCTAAGCGTCAAAAACCGTCAACGCACCAGTTAGCGGACAATAAGGTGCGGAAACGGATCGTATGGGATTCTGTAGCCTAATTTTTTTAACGTTATATAGGCAAAAACATCGTTTATTTTTTCCGACAAAAAAAACGTTTTGTACTCCCATCCATCGTATCCGGGCGCGTCGGTTTTACGTCGGATTTTCAAATTTTGGTAGTATTCGTTGGCTTCAAAGGCGAAGAACTCCCAGCCCTCCGGTATTCCATTCGGCAGCACAGCCGCCATGAAATCAATTTGATTTATTTGATTTATTTTTTTAATTTCTTTTTCTTTCATGTTGTCAAATGTTAAGCGGCTAACCCCGCATGGCCTCGTATGCTTCCGAAATGGTCGTACATAGCCCATGCACCAGTTATGCGGGAATTAACCGTTAGGATAAGTAACGCCGTCGTAATAATCGGACGGCGTTAATCCGTGTTCGTCAATTATCTCAACCGTAAAACCGCGCCTCTCATCTTCTTCACGGGCGGTTTGGCAGTAATTGAATTTTAGCCCTGTTGGGCAAAATTCGCCGAAAACAATCACTTCTTTTATTTGTCCGGCGCATTCATCGTGTTTTTTGCATTCGCCTTGGCAATCCATTTTTTTAAGTTTGAGTGGTGAAATAATCCGCATAACCCTGCTTGCCCGTACACCGACCGCTAAACGCGGCGCGGCGTACAAGCCGCAGTTCGACGTGAGTAAAAAATAAAAATACTATAATCGAACAAAAGTATTTTTTTCAAAATTCCATACAAGGTCATGCCGCCTTGTTACGAGCGCGTTTGGGTCTTCGTGTTCAATCGTGTGCGGATATTCGACGTAACCGTGCAGATTAAAATATAGATTTCCGTCGTCCAACTTGAACGACGCGCACGTTTTAAATGGAGGGGAAAAGCACTCGCCTTTTTTCAGGGAGGAAAGGGGAACTACATTTTCCCCCTTGCCGAAATCACCAAGCAAATGCCGGAAGCACCACGACGTGCCGTATGTTTCTACAAAATGTTGCATATGAAATTGAATTGAAATAAACGTCGAACAAAGGCTTCCCGTCCATGCCCGCCAACTGCCTAACTCAAAGCCAAACGCGGCGGTCACGGGCGGGAAGCCAGCCGTTATTCGGAATAACCAATAAAAGAACAATCTGACCGCACACTATCATCAGAAACAAAAACAGCCTCTATCAAATAGCGCAGCGACTTTATTTGCCCATCTACATTTTTTTGAAGTGAAAACGTACCGCCTTTTTTGGGCAATCCTTCATCGGAATAGTTGGCGACAAACTCTTCTATTGTCGCACCTTCGCAGGTGTAGGTCATCAATCTTTTCTTTCCCATTTTGTTGAAAATTTAGTCAACCTCGTCCTTTCCGTCCGGGCTGTGGCTACATAGTAACCAACATGGCTCATCAGGTCCGCCGCCTACCTCATACCCTCCAATTTCTTGGAGGGCGTTTTCGACCTTTTCAAGGTCGGCGTTTGATTGGAAGTTGATGTATATTCCTATCATTTTGAGTTGTTTTATGCTGCCTTGGCAGCGGTTAAATTATCGTTTCCCACGGTCATAGTTTTGTGGCACAAGATGTTCACACCCGTCACAAAAAAACTTAGATTTAGACCGCCAGTGTATGCCTGATTCATTATAGTCGAACAGACCGCCACAATTATCGCAGCGCTCTATTGAATCGGGCAAAACGGGCAAAACCTCTTGTAAGTACCAGATAATTGCCATCGCTTTTTTTTGGGACATTTTGGGCATATAACCTTTTGGAGTGATTATTTTTTCCGGAGATTCCCCTTGCAAAAAATCGTAAAACTCTGTTACCATTTCAAGGGCTGGGCGTTTAGGGTTGTCGTTCTTTCGTAGTTTAAACTCCATACTTTTGTGTTTTATGCTGCCTTGGCAGCGGTTACGCCGCTTGCGCGGCTCTTTGAAATTTTGCTTGATATTCCCTTACTGTTCTTTCGGAGGTTCCGACCTCCTCTGCAATTTGTTTTTGTGTTGGCTTCCTGCCCAAAGCGGAAGTTAAGTGTGCTTCCGCTTTTACAATCATGTCCCACCTTTCGGCAGCGGAAGTGGACAACCGGAAGCGGTTCTGCTTTGCATCGGAAGCGGCGCGGGCTTCCGCTTCTTCCTGTTCGCGCTTCCGGTTTGCGGCTTCGGCTGCTTCGCGTTCGCGCTGCTGTTGTTCGGCGCGTTGTTGTGCAATTCGTTGTTGCTCAATTAGTTGCTCGTTCCGGCGGGCTTCCGCCGCTTCCGCTTGCAGCCGTTTTGCTTCCGCTGCTGCTTCCGCTAACTTCCGGGCCGCTTCCTGTCGCTTCCTCTCATCTTCCTCCCGCTTCCGGTCTGCTTCCGCCCGCTTCCGGTCTGCTTCCGCTTGGATTCTCACCGCTTCCGCTTGTGCGCGGGCTGCTTCCGTTTGTGCCGCTGCTTGCGCTTTGGCCGCTTCCGCTTGCGCCCGGGCCGCTGCTTCCGCTTGCGCCTTGGCCGTATCGGCTGCGATCTGTGCGAGGCGGGCTTCGTGCTCTCGCTTTTCGCGTTCTTCATTCGCCTTGCGCTCGGCGCGTTCTTTTTCCAAAATATCGGCGCGTTGTAGGTACTCAGCTTCGGCCTGTTCTTCCGCATTCGCAGCAGCCCGGGCGCTGGTGATCGCATAGGCAAACAGATCGAGCGCGGCCATGAAAACGGGCGTTATCCAGCCCCATGTTTCGGCACTCCAACCAAAGGGCAAAGAGGGCCGCGCCGTGTAAACATCTTGGTAGGCCATCTGCTCAACCGCCACCACAAAAATGCGGATAGCCCAAACCGCACCGTAAGCAATTCGCCGTACACCTGCGTTCGGGTCAGACTGGTATTTCATTGCGGCAAGGAGGCCAAAGGCCGATACTGCCCCAATTGCCCCGCCTGTTATTGGGCCGATGCTTAGCACCGGGGCTGCAACTGTAATAAGGAGGCACACTATGTTAATGCCCCGTTCGGGGGGAAAGTTAAAAGCCATGTTGTTGTTCTGTTTGCTGTCCAAAAATCCGTTTTCACTTCCATTTTTGGGCGTTACTCGCTTTCACCGCTTCGAGTGTCTCCTTTATCGCCGACCATTTCCGCGCCGCCGCGTGACACTCCCGTCGTGCGGCTTCGCTCTTTACCGTCGCGGCCATGCCCTGTGAAACTTCCGCCTGTTGAGCACAGTATCTGCAAAGTGCGGAGAGGTCAATCACGGCGCCATCAACCCGGACGTGTACGCACCCCATAATTGCAACGGTGGCCAAAATCTGGCCAATACGCTGCGCATCCTGCCCGGGGTGTGATAGGGCAAAAGATTGTAGTGCGGTCGGGCGGGTAGCGGTGGGCATATCAATTGAACGGGGTAGAACCCGGGAACATCCCGGAAAATGTTTTTTTATCGGTGAAAACGGCGGCCATTTTGCCTAACATTATTTTCTTGCACCAGTCAGGTAAGGCAATGTCATAAAAAAACACATAGGCTTCCCCCACCTCCTCAATCTCGAAAACGTAGTCGAAATTAGAAATAAGTTCGTACCCGTTTCCCGCTGCCCACCGCCGTCCCTTAATTTTGACATAATCAATGCCGTCACAGTCGCTAAACAATTCCGGCCCGGCCAATACATTGCCGTCCGCGTCAAAGATGGTGCGGACAAATTGAAAGGCAAGCGGCTTTGATAGTTTTTGGTCGGGCGGTGTAAGTTCATGTATCATCGTTTTTAAATATTTAACGGTTTACAAATTGAGCCGTCCGGGTTAAACCCAAGGGCCGTGAAAACTTGTGCCATTTTCGGGTGATCTATATCAACCAGTATCTCCCATGCATTCATTACCTGCTGTACCATCTCATCGCGCTCCGCCTGTAAACGGTTGATATTGTCGCTTGCCGTTTGCAATTGAACGCCGTCGTAATAATCGGACGGCGTTAATCCGTGTTCATCAACTATTTCAACCGTAAACCCGCGCCGCTCATCTTCTTCACGAGCCGTCTTGCAGTAGGTGAAATTCATTCCTGTTGGGCAGAACGCGCCGAAAACAATCACTTCTTTTATTTCTCCGGCGCATTCATCGTGTTTTTTGCATTCGCCGTTGCATTCCATTTTATTGTAAAGCCGTAGGCGTGTGTTTTCCGCTTCTGTCATAGATGTGAAGTTGTTAGTTTAATAATTTCCTCCAAAGAGGTGTTTATGTTTGCGCCATTTTTGGCCATCATTGCAATGTCCTTAATCTGGTCAATTCGCTCCTGACGTTTTTCCTCCGCTGCCTCAATATAAATCCCGCAATTTATCCCGTATGTGCCGATAATTTCCATATTCTTTAGAGCCTTAATATCGCCTATGCTATTAACGGCGGCCATTTGAAATTCAAACGCGGTTCCCTTAGATTGTAAGTGTGCAAAAAAGTCGGATTGCTCGTTTGCCGACATTTCCCAAAACCAGTCTGCAATTTTTTGAGGGGTTATACTTATCTCAGTCTCGATATTTGTTAGTTTAACTTGCATCGTTCAAAATTTTTCCCCGCCGCCGGGATGGCTCAACCCGAACGGCGGGCGGGTGGTTGTGTGTGTGGTTAATGCGCCTAACTGTCGCCTACCGAACACGGCTATGCGTCGCGTCGGTAGGCTTAGAGTTCTACGCAATTGAAGAAGATAATAGGTAGTCCTCGAACTTCGGAAACAATTCATCTTCCATCACATGCGATAGGGATTCAGGGCTGCATTCGCCCATTCTTTTTGCAACACGCTTCCACTGCTCTCCCCAGTCCCGCAATGCTTCTATTTTTTCCCGCAGTTTTTCAAGGTTGTCGTGAAAAGATGAAATTTCCCATTCAATATCACGAGCGGTTGAATGACATTCGGAAACATCGTCTGAGCGGCCAATTGAGGCAGCGTATTTTTCGCAATCATTAGCCACTTTTATCATTTTGTCAATAAACTGGCACTGGTGCTCAGGCGGCAACTTAATGCCAAAAAGCATCTCCGATTGTTCGACACCGCAAATTGATTTGACCGTATCAATGTCTATTTTTTCAATTCTCAGATTTCCCATTTCGATAGATTTATGTAGAACTATGCGTGTGCGCTAATGCCTCCTATACGTCGCAATTCGCACACGCTCACGTTCTCAACAACGAGAAATAAATAATAATAGACGGTCGAGAACGTCCTTGCCCGTATGACCGTCGAAATACGGGTTGATGTCGTGTGTTTCAATCCCGTCCAGATTCGCCCAAAATTTTTCGGGCAAATGGAAGGTGATTTGTGTGCCAGCTTGCGGCTGAATGCCGCACACAAACCAACCATCCCACTTCTGTCCGTCATCGTTTTTGGAAGCCCGCCACGCTTTCGATTTGTGTGCCTGAATCAGTGCGACGAAAAGCATACAACGGGCCTCGTAAAGTTCGCCAAAAGTGTGATAGCCGTCCGAAATCCGGTTTTTATCAAAATCAGCGGCGGCAATTGCGGTGTTGATTTCGGGTAGTGTCATTTCGTTTCTTCCGAGACTACCCGCCCGCCAACGGATTCCCAATCGAAATTTGGGCGACGGCGTTCCCAAACTTCGTAACCGCCTTGATCCCAACGGTTATACCAAATTTTTTGCCATTCGCCGCCCAAAAAACGACGGTAAAACCACCCTTTCGTGAGGGCTTGTTGCCCCGCAAAAAGGGCGATGAAAATTAGGAAATATGCCATGTCGTAAAATTTTGAGTGTAAAAGTTGAGAACAACGGATGTGCGCCAATGGCGGCAAAGACAACCCGCAAGCCAGCCGCCGCCACTTGCATACATCCAAACCGTTAGCGGTTTGAGTTTAAAAAATCGGCTCAATCCCGAGCCGTTCAAGGGTTTTGAGCAAATCGGCTTCAAAGTGAAGTACCATTCTTCTTAGATCCTCAATCTCTTTTGCCACCCTCTTATACTCGCACAGGAAAAACGCCAAGTGCTCGTTTTTCCCGCCGACTAAACGTGGGTCAAAACTTACAAAATCAATATCCAAATCAGTTAAAAGGGCTTGTCCGCGCACCTGCGCAATATGATCTTTTGGGACTATGCCGTTTATTACCGTGCGAATGTGAACGGCGGGGTTGTAAGGGCACTTAATTTCCAGCCCCTTAGCACCAACCCCGTCCGGCGTCCCTCCGATCAATTTTGCCCACGGTGCTTTGATGAACGGATTGGGGCGCACCGTGTTTCCCGTGCGGCGCTCATATTCAGCGCGGGCGGCGGGTTCATGTTGGTGCCCCCAGTCCGTTGCCGCGTTGCCCTCAAACATGCTAGTGTCCTTACCGCTTGCGTGTTGGGCCACTAGGGCATTCATGTACGCCTGTGCCACCAGCGACCACGTTTTGCCGTCCTTGCCGTATCCAATTTGGTCAAAACAGGAAACGGTTATTTTCCCCAACCTTGCCGCGTCAAGCAACGGGCGGGCGGGGGCTGCTATCACCTGACCAATACCAGCGCCGTTAAGCGCTGGCAAGTCAAGTGTGTTTAATACGTCTGAAATAAATTCCGGTCTAAACTGCGTTCTCATAGCATTACTTCGTGAAACTCAAACTGTTGGATGTTCTTGCCGTTTTTAGGCTTAATCCCGGTCATTTTCACATGGAAAGGGTGCCCGGAAAGCTTGTTTTTAAAATAGTCGGTAAACAAAGCAGCGGCGTTTTTGCGTAGCTTGTTCTCCTTGGTAAGGAACACGGCAGCATTTAATGTGCGAAGTTCCCCCGTTTGACGGTCTGGGCATTCGTGCCCGGTGAAGCCAAGGAAAAAGCCCGTCACCTCCTCATCCTGTTGAAATTCATGGTAAAGCGGGTTGCTCTGATACTCCGACACGGTGGCCTTTTTCAAGGCAGATGGGTCGGGCATAGTCATTGCAATTGGGTTAAATTCCGGGCGTCCTTGTGTGGCCAATCCCCCGCCGTCCTGCGGGGCTAAGGCCGTTGTTGTTTCTTTCATGTTGAAAAGTGTTATTGTGAGAAAATTAGTAAATGAATTTCACCGCATTTGTCGGCACTTCGATAAATGTGCCGTCCGGTTAAAGGCTTTTCGGGGTTATTTTTTTAGCCGTCGCCGGAGCCGTCGCCGTCGCCGGAGCCGTAGCCGTAGATTAAGATATAAAAAGGGGGTTAGGCATGAATTGCCGCACAATTTGTGCGTTTTTTCTATGCGCATCATACCCGGCATCCTCTGCCGCCGCCCGCGCTGCGCCATCCCCAACCGCCCAAGCCGCCCTATTCGCCGCCCGGAACGCC